GTACTAAATAAAGATGCAAAACAAGCTGCTACTTCAGTTCAAAGTTTAACAGATGAAACTAAGGCTTATATAAGAGAATATGAACAATTAACAAGACCTACTAGGGCAGAAAAAAGAAAAGCAACTCCATTATTAATGGATATTGCAAAAGGTGAAACTCCAGATAAGTTAAGTACGACACCTCCAGCTTGGTATACAGATACTATGACTGAAAAAGAAAAAAAGGCAGCAAAAGACCAAGAGGAATTTAATACACAATTAAAAATAGGTGCTGAATTAACTTCAGTTTTAGCAGGTGGATTTAATAATGTTTTTGAAGCATTTGTAGCAGGAAAAGATATATCAGATGCTTTATCACAATCTTTTCAAAGAATAGTTGTTCAGTTAATTGAAATGGTTGCTCAAGCATTAATATTTAAAGCAATAATGAGTTTACTAACAGGAGGAGGAAGTGATTTTGCTCAAGCAGCAACATCAACTGGTTTAGGTATGGGTGGAGGTAATATATTAGGAGAATTTTTATTAAGAGGTAGTGATTTAGTTTTAGCATCTCAAAGAGCAAATTCTAATTTAACACTAAGAAGATAATATGGCATATCAAAATAAATATAAAGCAACATTTGCAACTAAAACAGGCAAAACGGCTTACTTGTATTTACAAGAGGATTCTTATGTTGGTGATGTAATAGAATATCAAGGAGTAGATTTAAGTTTACAATATATTCCTACTTCAGATGACCCATTTGAACCAATATTTGCTAGTCAATTAAATATTATTTTAGATATTACTGATGAAGAAACTGGCAATACAAGTGCAGATATGCCTGATTTTACAACATTAAATGATAGAAAATATTTAACAAAATTATATTTAGATGAAGATTTAGAGTGGTGTGGTTGGGTTTTAAGTGATAATGTTCAAGTAACATATTCAACAGGAAGAAAACAAATTGGATTTAATGCCATTGATGGATTAGGTTTATTGAAAAGTATTCCATTACCAATTGCGGATTCAATTAATACAAATGAAATTAATACTTTATTATATTATTTATTGTTATCGTTAAATTCAATTGAATTTCAAGATGACTTAAACTTAATGACAATTTGTTCTTATTATTCAACAGAAATGGATAATAGGAGTATACACGCATATAGCGAACCTTTTAATCAATCATATTTACCATATAGAACATTTATTGATAATAATGTTTACATATCTTGTTTAGATGTAATTACAAATATTGCAAAATCATTTGGTTGTAGATTATTTCAAGCAAGTGGTAAATGGTGGATTGTAGCAATAAATGAATTTGCTAATGTTAATGCTTACTTTACTGAATATACAAGTGCTGTAGTTGTATCAGATTATGGAACAATAGATACATTAAGTACAATAGAAGGGTTTAATGGTAATACAAGTGGATTATATTTTATTGATAATTCACAAATGAAACTACTTAAAAAAGGATACAATAGAATAGAACAAAATGTAAAATCAGAAACTGCTAATAATTATATTTCTAATGGTAATTTTAGACCTTATACTGGTGCTTTTGCAGATAATTGGAACTCTGGTACAGTTGGTGGGGTTGGTAATAGTGTAACTATTATTAGCAATGATAATGAAACATTTGCTTCATATAGATTAACAAAAGGTTCAACAACTGGTGATAATGCATTTTTTGAAATTAAATCAGGTTCTTACCCTAAAATAATAGGTGGAGTTAAACTTGAATTTTCTTGGATATTTCAAGGACAAGATTTAGGTGCAAGTCCTAGAGGATTTGTTTATTTATATATAACAGATGGAACTTATTATTGGTGGTGGAATGGCACTACTTGGGTATCAACTTCTCAATTTATGATTATACCTGCTTATTCTGGAGGTGGAGGTGATGCAATTAATTCATACAGTTTTAAAACTGCTGTTACTCCAATTGCAGGAGAATTACATTTTAAATATTCAATAGAATCTGGTACAGGTAATTTTGTACAAATAAGTAATATGCAACTTAAAATAACTCCATTGATAAGTGAAGTGTATTATTTTAGTTATTTAACATCTAATTTAGATTATGTAAAAACTATTGATATTCCTTATGGTTCTTTTACAAGTGGTTCTTATTATCCAGTAGAAAAAGGTATAATACTTTTAAGTAATGGGAATAATTCTGCAACTTGGTATGAATATGGAAGCGAATCAACTTATGATAGTTTATTATCATTAATAGTTCAAAAATATACTAATATTTATGCTAAAAACATAATTAACATAGATTGCAATTTATCAAGTTTTTCTACTACAAATGGTATATTAAATGCTTCTAAGTTAATAAAGGCAGATGATATAGACCCAATACAAATAAATGTATCTGATAAGTCGTATATGATAGGAAATGCTACAATAAGTTATGCTAGAGATGAAACTCAAGCAACTTTATTAGAAATATCAAATATTGATATAGAAAATACTAATGGTTACGAAATAACATACAATGTTCTTATTTAAGTAAATTTGCAATATGGCAGACAAAGTACAGGGTAAAAATATAATGCTTTATTATCACGAGCCAGCTTCGGAGACATATCCAAGTGGTAGAGATATAGCATTCGCTTGTTCAACAAATTGTTCATTTTCAGTTAATGTTGACCAAAAGGAAGTAACTTCTCAAACAAGTGCTTGGTATCGTGAATACAAGAACGACATAGCATATTGGAGTATTACTTGTGATGGCTTAATAACCCTAGATGGTTATGGCTATCTTTTCTTACTTCAACAACAACAAGATAGAACTCAAATTCTTATTAAGTTTGTTATTGACAACGGAGTAGATGGTTTAGTTATTATAAGTGGAAATTGTAATCTAACAAGTTTGCAAATAAATGCACCTTATAAAGACATAGCTACTTATTCGGTGTCATTACAAGGTAGTGGTGCTTATGGTACAACAGGAACAACAATAAACCCAGAAGGTGTGGTAATAGTAGCAGGTGGTCAAGTTTATATGAAACAATACACGGCAGCAGGTGGAGAGAACTCTATCACTTGGTCAGATATGATAGGTAAGAGTTGTTTAGGCTTTACAAGAGGTGGTGTAGAGGTAAGAGAAATTTACTCAAGTGGAATACCTACAGGAGACCAAATAGTCTTCTTAAGTGCAACAGGAGAGGTTAAGTTTGGTAGAGCATTAGAAAGTGATGAATTTATAAGAGGAATATTTCAATAATTAATATGAGTCAACAATTACAAATAACAGGTGGTGCTAAAGTAAGAGATTTACAAGATGTAATCATTGGAACAAGTGGTGTATTAAGTTCATTAGCTTTTAATGTGGCTAATGGAGTTCCTAAGTTAGATTCTAATGGTAAGATATTAGTATCTCAATTACCTAACTCTGTAATGGAGTATCAAGGTACTTGGAATGTTACTACTAACACACCTTATTTAGTAGATGGTGTAGGAAATCAAGGCGATGTTTACATTGTGACTAATGCTGCATCTACTGGTACTGCTCACGACTTCGGTTCAGGAAGTATAACTTTCTTTAATGGTGACCAAGCTATTTACTCAGGTATTATATGGCAAAGGGCATCAGGAGCAACAGGAACAGTAACTTCCGTAGGCTTATCTACTGATGGAAATGCTATTACGATAGGTTCATCTCCAATAACAACATCAGGAACGATTACGGCAAACTTTGCTGGTACTAATCTACAATACATTAATGGTGCTGGTAATTTGACCACATTTCCGACTTTAATCTCTAGCATAGGTTTATCTATGCCAAGTGCTTTTAGTGTCGCTAATAGCCCTCTAACGGCTAATGGAACGATTGCAGTAACAGGAGCAGGATATCCTTCTCAGTATATTCGTGGTGATGGTACTTTAGCTGACTTCCCAACTTCAGGTGGAGGTGGTAGTTCAGTTTCTTATTATTTAAACGGAGGTACAAGTCAAGGAGTTATCGGTGGGGTTACTTACTACGAAATGAGTAAGACTGCTGATACAGGAACAGGGGTTGATTTCCCTAAAAGTGGAGATGGTTTAATAGTATCTTTCTTAACGGATGCTGGAGACCCTGCACAATTAAATATCCCTGCTGGTAATTGGAACTATGAGATTTATGCTTCAATGAGTTCTAATGGTGGTACTCCACAGATGTACGCAGAACTTTATGTTTATAATGGAACTACTTTTACTTTGATTAGTACAAGTAGTAATGAGATTTTATACGATGGTGTCAATTTGAATTTGTACACTTTTGCGATGACAGTTCCAGCTACAACTTTAGCTTTAACGGATAGATTAGCTATAAAACTTTACTCTACAAATAGTGGTGGAAAGACTACAACAGTACATACTCAAGATTCTCATTTGTGTCAAGTTATAACAACTTTTTCAACAGGCATAACTGGTTTAAACGGATTAACTGCTCAAATACAATATTTTGCAACTGGAACAAGTGGAACTGACTTTAATATTTCTAGTTCAACGGCTACGCATACTTTTAATATTCCTGATGCTAGTGCAACTGCAAGAGGATTGATTACAACAGGAACTCAAACAATAGCAGGTATTAAGACTTTTAGTGGATTTCCACAATTTGAGTCTACTACATTATATAAAAAAGTAGGTTCTCCATATACTAATGGAGCAGGATATGTTTCTTTACAATTTACTGCTAGTGGAACTGATACTAAATTATATATATTAGATGGTGATTCTGTTACTTATAATAGATTAATATTTAAAAATAATATTGGTTACGATTATACATTCCCTTCTGCAACAGGTACAATAGCTTTAACAAGCAATCTAAGTTCTTATGTACCTACTTCAAGACAATTAACTATCAATGGTACTGCTTATGATTTAAGTGCTGATAGAACTTGGAGTGTGGGAACAGTTACTTCGGTAGCTGCTTTAACATTAGGCACAACAGGAACGGATTTATCAAGTACAGTTGCAACAGGAACTACAACTCCTGTAATTACTTTAAATGTTCCTACGGCTAGTGCAACGAATCGTGGAGCATTAAGTTCAACGGATTGGTCAACTTTTAATAGTAAAGAAAGTGCTTTAACATTTTCTAGTCCATTAGTAAGAACTACAAATACAATATCAATTCCTGCTGCTACGACTTCAGTTAATGGATACTTAACTTCTACTGATTGGACAACGTTTAATTCTAAGGCTAATGCTTTAAGTGGAACAATAAACACAATAGCTTATTGGAATAGTTCAACAACAATATCAAGTTTGGCATTGGCGACTTATCCTTCATTAACTGAATTAAGTTATGTAAAAGGTGTTACAAGTGCTATTCAAACTCAATTAGGAACTAAACAAGATACAATAACATTAACAACAACAGGAAGTAGTGGAGCATCAACATTTGTTTCTAATACATTAAATATTCCTGATTATAGTAGTGCATTAAGTGGATACCTTCCATTAACAGGAGGTACTTTATCTGGTCCTTTACAAGTAGGTTCAACAAGTACATCTGTTACTTCAAATTTAGCAGTAACACAAGCAATGACAGGAAGTACTACTATGGTTGGAGTATTAAGTGAAGGAAAAATATATAGTGATGTAACAACTACTGCTTATTATTTTAAATCAAGGTCTTGGTTAATAGGAACAGGTGCTTTTACAATAGGATATTTAGCACATTATAGAGCAGAGAAAGCACAAATATATGATGGAATCGTTAATATTCAAGTAGGATTTAATGCAGATGAATCATTGGGTAATGCTTCTTCAGGTGGTTATGCTTTAACTAACTATGGATTTCGTGGTAATCTTCCTACAA